AACTTCCTCCAAGCGAAGCCGTAGAAGGAAACGGCGAATAACACATGTGAATGTAGTTTGTTGTTTGTGCAAACCCGGGGAAACACAGCTCCCTTATACAAACGGAATACAGTACTTGTGTCGATGTAGTAACTTGTGTATGCGATGTATTGAAAACCGAATAATTTATCATTCTGGCATACTGGCTATTTTGTACGCTTCCGTATGTAAAATAAATAAGCATGTAGTTACCATCTGCCAATGTAAATGGTTTGGCGTAGTACATGGCTGAACTTGCAGGAGCTACTATTGATGAATACGCCGCGCTTGCAGATGCAACACCCGCCGCGCTAATTGTTGCATACCTAATAGTAGACCCAGATGCCCATGTAACAACACAAATGTCGCCAGCTAGAAGAGTCGCCCCTCCCCAGCATTGAGCAAATGCAACAACAGATGATCCAATCGCTGTCGTTGCTGTTGTTATCGTGTTTGTTGCACTTCTTACTTGGTATTGGACACTAGTTGTACCATTCATCCAGAAAATAACAAAAGAATTGTCACTTCTTACAACAAAACTAAAACCATAGTTGTTCGCTTGGTTTGAACCAGCGTTTGTCCAAGCATAAACTTGAATTCCTGTTGCACTAAAAACTTTATAGTAAAGAGCTGTACCAGTTGAAACAGTGTATGCAAGAATCCAAGAGCCATCCGGTCTTGCGTATGTTTGCACCCATGTAGAAGACCCTGTTGTTCCTGCGCCTGTATCTGTCGCGGGGGACTTTACTACTGCTCCTGTGTTTGAATAAATTGCATATGAAACATAAGTAGAAGTAGTGCCGCTCTCGTACCAAGCAATTGCAAAACCGCCACCTGTTAAGGCGCAAACTGAAATAGACCCTGAATCAGCCGCAACGTATGTCGATGTACCAATAACAGTTTCAGCAACAACTACCGTGCCATTTTCATCAACAATTTTAAAAGCGGGGTAATCAGGTTGCGAACTAATTGGGTTGATGTTCACGTAGCAAACTACAAGGTTTCCATTTGTCAGTTTTGCAATATTGGAACTGTTCCTGTGAGCAAAACCCGTGGTAACAACTGGAGCAACCTCTGGGCCAAAGCTAACATTTTGCGTGTACGTTGGCAAATTTGCAGTAACTGGAAAAGTAGCCGAACTGGCGTAATTCCCGGGAACTGGTTGAATATCACCGCCAAAGTTGTACACCAGATCGCCTGCTTGGAAACCAGCGGTGCTGTTTACAGCCACGCTAACAGGAGTCAGCGGGTTATTGGGCGCAGAGCCAACAGTGGTTGGTGCGGAAGGTAAACCGCTAAGTCCAAAAGATCCATTTGCCATTTTAGTAGTCTCCGCCCATTGCAGTCACAACAAAAGATTCAGCGTTAGCCGTGGACACACGCAAAGTGCATCCGGGGCCAATCATGATAGGGAACAGTGTCTGGTACGTCACCGCCTGTAGAGCCACTGCATAAGCCTGCACTGTAGTAGAAGGTGTAGCCGCAGTCACTGGGATTTCTTCGTACAAGAACGTGTTTGCCGCGCTGTTAGCCGTTGCGTCTGAACTCACAAAAATGCGAACCATGCCCGCTGTGGTTGTTCCAGTAGCTTGAACGATGATGCGCTCAATGCGTGAACCACCGGGGTTTGTTGCGTCTACAAAAGCAGGCGCAGTCCACACAATGGTCATTGTTCCTGTTCCGTCACGGTTTGTATTTGCCGTGCTGATCGCAACCGATGCTTGTCGGGCGTTCTTTGTATATTGTGCACTTGTTGCCATTTAACTGACTCCTGCGTTGATAAGTAAAAAACTGGGGGTTGATGAAAAGTCCTGCCAAGTTGGTGCACCTACACCGTTACTAACAAGAGCCTGCCCAGCCGTTCCAGCTGTTGAAAATGCAAATGCTGTTCCTGTGCCGTATGCTACCGCACCCGCCGTTGGAGTGGAAGTAGAATTTGTACCGCCATTGGCAATAGGCAAAGTTCCAGAAACGTGAGTAGTAAGCCCAATCTTGCCATAGCTTGGTGCAGCACCAACGCCGCCAGAAATCAAGGCATTGCCTACAGCTACATCAGATAGGAATGCGGAGACGTTAGTAGCGCTTTGATAGACAATGTCACCAGCTGCGCCACCAATTAAATTACCAGCGGATGTTACAGAGGGTACAGAAGCCCAGTCAATTGTTGTTCCATTCCATGTCAATACATAGTTGGCAAGTGTCGGGGCTGGAGCAAAACCTGTAGCGCCCGCGCCTGTTTGATACGCAATCCTATTTGCTGCGCCACCAGCCAAGTTAGTCGCCGTGCCTACTGCCAAGCTACTTTGGTTAACGTATGTTGGGCCGCTTGCGCCAGCAGTCATCACTTGGCCAAGGGAGCCAAGACCTAAGAATGTTGTTGTACTGACACCAGATTGGTATGGAACCGAACCTGTAGCACCGCCAGCCAAGTTGTTAGCCGTACCAATCACCACAGAAGAAGGCGGTGCCCACTGGGGGGCTGATCCAGTAGAGGTCAGCACATAGTCAACAGTTCCAATTGGCAGCTTGGTTAGCGCCGTACCAGAGGAATAATATGTAAGGTCACCAGCGGTATAGGCGTTAACTCCTGTACCACCATTACCCGTAGGAAGTGTCCCAGTTACACCCGTAGTTAAGGGCAGGCCGGTTGCATTAGTCAGCGTAACAAAAGACGGCACGCCCAAATTAGGAGTTACCAGTGTTGGCGAGTTGCTGAACACCAGCGTACCAGAGCCAGTCTCATCAGTACCCGCCGCTTGCAAGTTTGTGCTTGATGGGGTCTGGAGCCATGTAGCAACACCAGCGCCCAAGCTGTTAATTCCTGTACCCCCAGAAGCTGGCAATAAAGGAGTGCCCAGTGTTAAGGTTGGAGCGTAGTCAAACGCAACACCTACGTCTGTACCAGTGTTATAGAGCCAAGCTTTCTTACCGTTGGGGATGCTTACACCCGTCTGGCCACTGACCTTAACAGTTACAGCAAAACCGCCAACAGAGTTATTGAAGACAAGATATGGCTTCTGGATGGCCGGAACATTGATTGTCCCCGCACCAGTCAAGGTGGCTGTAACGTTCAAAACAAACGCACGGGCCGTCTGGGATGCGTTGGTATCAGTAAGGATGTATGTAGCTACGTTGGCAGTAAAGTCAGCCGTTACGCACGTAGCTGTACCTACAATCGCCTGCTCAATCGCAGTGCCAAGGTTGGCATTTGTGGTCACACCCCACACACCAGACTGCGCACCGGTTGGGATTAGCTCAATCTTTAGGTTGGTTGAGTAGGTACTTGGCATGATCTACCTTTAGTTGGAACTGCGTATTAACGCCGCCGTAGCAGTGTTAGCAGGCATTGTAATTGTGAAATTGGAAGATGTCTTGTCCGACCCAAAGTCCAACACAGCTATAGATTTATTGCCTTGGGTAACGTTGTAGATTAAAGCACAACGAGCCGTCACGGATGCGTTAAACACCACATCTGCAAAATCTACATAGGCTGTATATCCAGAAGAATTGATTGTTACGCCTGTGAGCGTTACGCCGCCTGCAACATACCCAGTGCCGGTTACTTCGTTAGCTGCGCTGTACGCAGTTGTAGATTCATTTAAATCAGCATTGGCGGTGTACAAAGCAATCTTTAACGTATTGGTAGATAAGTTATGAACGCCCGTATACAGCTCTTTTTTAAAGCTGGTTGTCTGAGTTTGGAGGATATAACTCATGAAACAGTAGTCCTTGTTTCAGTACGATAACTATCTGTCTGTTGTTTCCCGTCACCCAAGTTCTTGAGAAGTGCAATAGCTTGAACATATCGTTCTTCGTACATTTTGTACATGCCATCGTCCATCCCGCTTTTCATGTATACACCGGCTTCGCACAACGTACCGTACAACAACGCAGAACTAAAGTGGTCGCCCAACCATGTGGTTGTTGCTGTAACAATAGATTCGGGCATTGAAAAATAACTTAGGTCTGTTGCAAACGCAATGCTAGGCGTAGGCCCAAGAATAAACTGCAACCGTGTTACAGGTGTCGAGGGGCCGTTAAGTGCGTAATACTTTGGCGTCCCTGTTGTAGCAGGGTTAGGATACGCCTCTTGCATGAACGCCGGGTCTTTGTTAAGCAGGTATACGTAGTTTCCACTTGCATCAATTACAGCAAATGAGTACACAGACAATAAGTCAGTCGGCGCATTAAACGTCTGTACACTTGGTGTTAAAGCCGTAGTTGATGTTTTACGCAAATTGGCAAGCTGCACCGTGTTATAGATGCGCTGCTCCGCCTGCTGAATCATGGTGTTCATGTCAGTAGTGTCGAAGGTATTCTGCGTGTAGTCAGTTACCGCAGTTACCAATTGTGAGTAAGTCAACGCACCTAGTGTTGCCATATAAACCTTAAGCCATTGGGCCGCGAGCCATTACGCCTTTGGTAGCTGCGCCTGTACCGCGAATTTTGATACCGCTAGTTTTAGCTGCTGGCTGTGGGCGGCGATTGATGTTGCCAACAGACATATTGACTGTATTGGCGTCACTGTGGTCAGGGCCAGAACCGGGGTTAGTAGAGACTTTAACTTCTTTACCAGTCATGGTGTGTGGTTTGGCATAGACTTTAGCATCGCCAACTTCTTTACCCATCATTTTTTTGCTGAATGTAGCCATGATTAGCCTCGTTTCTGTGCGGCAATTTTAGCCAAATTACGACCCATGGTCTTCATATTAGCGTTGGTTTTACCCTTACCTTTACCTTTTCCACCCATTATTTCTTTTTGGGTAGGGCCACTATTAGGAAAGACTTTGACATCAGTCTTACCTTTTTTAGCAATGCCGTCGGCTGATCGTGTGTATGCCATTCTAAGCTCCTTAAGATATGCTTACTGTACCAACAAATGTCGTTGCCACCAAGTAGTTTGGTGTCAATCCATCATCAAAAAATCTAGACCCACCAACAGGGGCCCAACCCCACTGAATATCTCGTGAACCGCCGGATAAATTTCCAACAGAGTTAACACCAGAAGTTACATACGTTGTGTCCCTACGTGGGTTACGCAGGGCTTGTGGATCATCTACTGGAAACGTACCTAACATCAACTGTGGCTGATCGGGATCCCAACACGCAGGGCAAACCAACAACTCATACTTACGCTGCTTAATAATCTCAGTCTTAAGCTGTTTTAGTTTGAACTGCTGGCCACAGCGATCACATTCAGCAATCGCTATCTTGCCGGATGCGTACCGATTACCCATTAGTAACCCCCGCCACTTCCAATAAACATTGGCCTAGGAACAAGGCGAAGCGGAGCTTTTTCTCGGTCTTCTCCTGCGGCAATCTCAAATGTTTCGTTGTAAATCTGTTTAAGCATTTCAATCCGGGGCATCAACTCTGGCACTTTGATAGCAATGTGATACGCCAAACCAGCTACTAGAGCAGGTAGGAAGCGGAAGTTCATGTCAGCGGTTTGAACACCTGTGCCAGCGTCTTGCACTCGACGCAGTCTCCAATACACAAATTGGTATGGAGTGCTGTTATCTGGGGTCGGCCAAACTGTTATGGCTGGTAGTTGGGGTACAAACACAGCAGTGCTAGTTGCATGTGAAGTTGCGGTCGTGTTGTTTTGCCCACGGAACACACCGCCTAGGGTATTCCCTGTGACGTATGTGTAGTAAATATCTTCGCTATCAATACGAATAAAACCAGAACCCGCCAAACCAACTACTGTACTAAGCGTTATTGCGGTGTCCGTCGCCGTAATTGTGCCCACCAAGACCGAACTTGTTGGGTTAGTTTCGCCAGAAAGTCTTTGAATCCAGACTTGAATTGGACGAGCTTGGCTAAGCTTGTTTGGAATAGTTGCATAAGTAGAAACGCTAATGCGTGTAATGGTTAAATCGGCTTGCGTAGAAACAGTGTTAGACCCAGTACGAATAACGTGTTCTAGAAGGTCAATAGTATCTGTCGGCAGTGCATACGTAGCTAAACCGGGGGTCAAATTAATGATCCCCTGCTCCATAGTCCACATATTGATGCCTTTGGACTGCCACTCAATGGTCATTAAGTTCATAGAACGACGTGCTGTACGCAAGTCATAACCAGTACGCATCTCACGGCCAGCCCTCTCCCACGCTTCTTCAGCGATCTCGGTAAACTCCATGTTAAAGAGGGTTGAGCCGGTAGTAGTCATTATTTACCTTTTAACATTTCAAGAAGACTCATCAATTTACGTTGTTCTTCTAACGAACCGCCTCCGCCCCCACCAGCAAGGAGTTTTGCAATCAATGCAGATAATCCCTCACTTTGTTGGCCAGCCTGTTTTTGCTTGTTAACATCCGAATCATAGCCAATATCATAGTTTGGCATTGGAGCAGTGTCTGGGTAAGGCGCTGTGTCAGGAAACATTGGCATTGAAGCCGTATCTGGGTAAGGCGCTGTGTCAGGCTCATAGTACCGTGGCTCAGGCATTGGCTCATAAATTGGTTCTGGATCAGGCTTGTCGTACAGTGACTCGTCTGGGTTGTAGTACTGCTTTGTAAGTTCTTGTGGGTCTTCCCGTGGAGGTGGTGGCACGTTCTCTTCTGGGTTATAGCCAATTTGAGGGCCATTTGGCACTTTGGTATAGCCTTCACCATTCCAAACGTAACGATACTCAGATGGAGTAACACCTGTTGTGGCATTGTGCATAGCCCATTGTTCTGGCGTATAACCAGAAACAGGCTGGCCATCGTAGCCAATTTCAGTTCTTGAACCGTCATCGTTTATGCGATAAGAAGTGCGTGGCCCTTGTGGGGTAGAAGGCGCAACATACGGTGTGTCCTGATCGGGAGCTCTTGGGCGTGGTGGTTCTTCGTAACGTGGCTCTGGTGGGCGTGGTGGCGCTTCAGATTCATAACGCGGCTCTGGAGGACGTCTTGTTTGCTCCATGTCTTGTTTAAACCTATCAAAATCATTTGTAGATGGGCGCTCTGGTGGAGGAGACATTGTTTGCGGAGCCTGTGCTTGTTGAGCAGCCGCCATCAAAGCTTGCATCAAATTACCACTTGATAGACCCCCTTGAATTCCCTGCGCCAAACCAGCGCCTAGATTGCCACCTTGCAAGGGAGCCTCTTGCATTACAGAACGGGACATATCTCGCCCGTCATCAAAGCCTTGATCTCCAACGTCGCCACCGGCTGCGTATTTACGCATGGCAGTACGCAAGCTCACAGGAGCTTTACGAAGTTGTGTAGAGTTAGGGGCTGCGGCTGCCTTTGGAGCGCCTTTGGAAGCCATTAGTTGTTCGTATAGAGATGCCATTATTTCCTCGCTGTCTTAGCTGAATCAATGAAAGCTTGAGCCGTAGGCGCACCTTTTTGACCGGGTTTACGCATTTTTTCGCCTCTTGCACGTTTAGCATGAATGTTGGCATAAAGGCCAACAGGCCCACCTTCAGCATACTGCGTGAAGTCAGTGTTATCCCGACGTGCTTTTTTCTTTGCGCCGGGCATTTTGCTTGGGGATATGGCTCCCATACCACGGCTTGCCATCATCGTATTTTCGCTGCGCGAGCGCCTCGTGCCATACCCCAACCACGAACAGAGCCGCCTTTTTTGTAACCGCCAGCACTCTCACGGGTTTCATCGTCAATTTCTTCGTTGCGACCGGGGCGCATTTTGCCTTCTGGCGATGTGCTTTCCATGGCTCGTTTCATTGGCTTAACGGAAGCTTTTTCTTCCAACTCACCAGCTTCAATACGGGCTTTGGCTTCAGGGGACAACGTAACACGATCTTTAGACGCAACAGCGCGATCAATGGATGGGCCAACTGTTTTATCAATTAACTTTTTACCAACGCCGGTCTCTTCGTCAATTTTTCTACCCAGTGCATACCCAGCTTCGCCAGCAAGACCAGCAAGGCCAGCACGCCCGCCAGTACGTGTAATTGCTCTACCCGCTGCATTTTGAACTTGGGAACGGTTCTGTGGCCTAGTACCAGAAGTATCTAAGCCACGTCTAATACGCTCATTGTCAGCACTTTGCGACGCCACTACATCTTCCCGCAAATTAGGTGTTGCATCTTTTGCATTTGTTTGCCCGGGAGAACGGTACGTGTACCCTTCTTTTGCTGGTTTATTGAGGCGTCCCATGATTATTCCTTAGCAAATCTTACAACGAGTTTTACCACGCTGAGCGATACCGTCTGCACGAGTAACGCCACCACTAGCCATCTTCTTTACCTTACCCGCAGATGCGCCGTCCTTATCTTGTGGAACTGGCATACCTTCGCGGAACACTGTGTCTTTGGGGGGCGCAGTCTTTTTAGGTACGGGTTTAGGCGCGGCTTTTTTTACAGCAGGTACGCCTTCAGGATCAGTAGGTGGCTGACCCATTTCAGCGGTGTACACACCACCTTCAGCATATTTTTTCATGGCTTAGCACTTTCCGCCACGTTTCATGGCAATCATTGTGCCCTTGGTTTTGCCTTTAGTAGCAATACCATCACGGCTAGGAGAAGCTGTTTTAACTGCGCCCATCTTGGATGCAGCCATGCCACCACTTTTCATACCATGCGCTTTAGAAGCAGGAGCCGCAGCGTGGGCTTTCAAAGAAGTAGCAATGCCGCCCTTCTTCATGCCGTACTCAGCTTTTTCATGTTTAACCATGGACTTGGGCGCGCCCTTTTTTTCCATAAAAGAAATTTCTTTTTTTGCCATTGCTTTAGATTCAGCCATTTCGCCACCTTTAGAAAATTTACGACCTTTATCGGCCTGATTAAACTCTTTACCCACAGACTGTGGGACGCCTGCTTTCTTAGCAAACGCTGGGTTGTTAGCCACCGCTGCCATGAAATTATGTTGTTTTTTACTAACCGATGGCACTTCGTTGCTCCTTCATAAAGTCGTCTATCTTGCTTTCAAGACGATCCAATCTGGCCAGCACTCGGTTAATGTCATTGTGAACATCAGCCTTAGTCACGTACTTCTCAGCATTTTCCTCACGAGTTTTGCTTAAAAGAATACTCAGGCGTTTCACTTCATCGTGAGACACCTTTACCCAGAACAGCAGCAGCGCTGATGCAAAGGAGAGTATTACGTTCCAGACCATCAGTTCCATGTTAGCAATTCCATGCTCTTAAAGATTTATTGATGCGTGAGTTCGGATCGTTGGCCGTCTTTTCGCTTGTCAATTTCTTTTTCATGCCGCTCATCCTCGCACAGAAAGAGTCTCGCCGGGAGCCGCCTTCTGGCTGGGGACGTTTCAAGTTCATACCTTGCGCTTTGGCAGAGGCTCGCCCTTTGGCGTTCAAACCGCCCTCTGGGTTCTTCCCTTCTTTCCTCTGCCATGCTGGACTCTTAGCCATAGAACACCGTAAAGCTATCTTGGTTCGTCATTTGTGCATACAAACCATTTTGAGCAACCATGCCTTCACCGGGAAGAATTGCGTAAACAGTTTGTGCCGTACCCGAAGTAGTAACAGCAGATGTATCAAATGAAGTTAACCAACGTGAGCCTTGTGTTCCAGCAGTGCCAGCAGCAATTGTTCCAGAGTTAATATCCGTCACCGTGTAAGTGCTGGAATTAAGTACTGTAACCGTGTAGTTACCGTTAGTAGCTGATGTACCACTTGCAGGTGCAAACGTTAATCCAACTTGCTGACCAGTAACTAGACCATGTGCGGCCAAGGTTACAGTAATCAAAGTACCAGAACGCCCATAAGTTACTGCTACTGGAGCAGTTGTTACATCCCAAACGTTGACCGTACCAGCAGTAGCACTAGAAATAGCCAAGAAACCTTTTAGACGAGTACGACCTACGTACAAAAACCCAGATTGGTTTGTATGAGCCGATTTGACGTCATATTGCATTGCCATAATCAATCTCCTTTAAAAATGGGGCCGAAGCCCCTTGGGTTGATTAGGAATCTGCAAAGGGTGTAGCTACAACACCAGAGCCGAGCAACACGCCTGTAACCATGTACTTGTTAGCTGCAATTGCGGTAATCTGAATCCATGTGCCTGCTACGCCGCCAGTTGTGCCGCCGTTCAAGTTGATAAAATCGTTAGAAGTACCGTTAGCAGTAAAACCAACCATTGCGCCAGAAGTATCAGTGTCTACAGACAGTAATGAACCAATGAATAGGTTAGTACCGTTTGTACCAATTTTGACAGAGCTAGTAGCAATCGTTGTGGGAACCCAAATTGTGTAAGTCACGCCTTGGTTATTGGCTGTGCTTGGGTCTTGACCGGGGCCGGATGTGATTGGGTTAGCCGTTGTGTTAATGGCTGGCAAAGTCAATGTCAAGTTAGCGGCTAATGTGCCACCAACAGAAATGATGCGACCGCCATGAACTTCGGGGCTTAAAGTGGTGTTTGCTGTGATTGTTACAACAGAGGCTGGGCCTTGTTGATACATGCCGCCCAATGAACGAACTGGGCCTTGAAACGTAGTACGTGCCATGATGTATTCCTTACATACAAGTTAAGTGCATCAGTCTGTATGTCGTCAGCCGGGACTGTCCAATGCACCGGATAAGCCCGGGTTAAAGACAATATACAACAAAAGAAAAGGGGGCACAAGGCCCCCCTTCAAATATTTCCTAAGAAATATTAGGCTCCGGGTGAACCGAAGATACCCAGTGGATCTGACACGCCGAAGCTATAACGCTCACGGGCTTTGTAACGAACGTTACCTGTGTCAAAGTCACCGTCCATGCCTGTAGACATGGGGGTACGGATAAAGTGCTTCAAACCGTTAGGCACGTCTGTCAACAGGAACCAAGCGTTGGTGTCTGTCAAGAAGTGATTAACGCAGTAGCCATCAGGAATGGAACCATTGTTCTTGATGGCGTTGATGTCATTGTCAGCAGTAGAAACGCGGAGTTCGGTTTCCAGCAAACGAGTAGCAACGAACATCAAAGAAGGAGGAACAACCAACTTCTTAGGCTTAGCGGCGATCAACAAGCTACGCTCATCTGTCCAAGCAGCGATCTGAATAACAGCGTTTTCCAACGATGTTTCGTTCAAGTCAGCAGCGGTAGATGGAGTGTTACTGTTAGTACCACCAGACACCAAGGGGTGAGCAGTAGAGCAAAGCACCACGCCGTCGCCGTATGTTGGGCCACCGCTGAAAGCGTTGTTCAACACATAAGCAGCTTTAACTTGCTTGGTGTAAGCCATACCACGGGCCAAAGCCTTGGTATAACGTGAAGACAGGCTGTCATACAAGTTATCTTCCACAGCTTCCTCTGTGATGGAGAAGCCCATCGCAATGGTTTCGTGGGTGTAACGTGCAGTCCAAGCTTCCTGTGCATTGTCATAAGCGATGGCAGAACCCTCGTTTTTGACTGGTGCAGCAGCAAAGCCAGACAGCTTTGTCTCTTCTTCAAAGCTACGCTCAGATGTCTCTGTTTCGTAGATCTCTTTGTGCTCTTCGCCGTATTTAGCGTATTCCAGACCGAACAATGCGTTCAGACCGGGGAGCAACTCTTTAAGTAGTTGTGCGCGTGAAATAGCCATGGTAAGTTACTCCTTAAATGCCAACGGCGTTGGTGTAGGCGTGAGCGCCGGGATTGAACTTAACCAAAACGTCTGGGAAGTTATCAGTTACTGGTGAAGCAAAACCGATAATCTTGAACGCGGCAGCCGTAGTTACAACTGTGGATTCAACTGCGCTGGTTGAGTTACCTGTACGGGTAGAACCTGTAGAAGTAGACTGTGCAGCAGCAAAGAACGTGTTAGCACCAAGGGCGGCTTGAGTGATCGTGCCATCCATTTGTGCTTGGAACGTAACGTTAGGGTCAGTAATAACGTATGCAGTCACCACGCCGGTTGTGCCGGAGGGGTAGTACTGACCGTAAATCTGCTGGCCTTGTGCGTTAATGTAAGAACATCCGACAAACACACCCCAAGCACCGAGACTTGAACCACCAAGGTTATTGGTAGTTAAATCTGCGCCAGTGGCGGTAGACAGAGCGATATAACCATTAGCGTCGATGATAACAACTTGGCCATAAAACAAGTTAGTGCCAGCGCCACTAGAAGGGTTAATCAAGAACTGACTCGTAGCGCCAGCATAGGGCATGCCGTCGTTACGATTTACGGGGATTAGCCCGTAGGGAGAGGAGGTAGCGGCCATTTAAGACTCCAAAAAAATTAAGTACCTTTTCCGAAAGTGACCGTGGACTTACGTTCTTTAAACATAGGCATCCGTGGGTCATTCTCGCGCATGTAAGTATTGTCAACTGAGGCCATTTGAGCTTCCGATTGTTTTCGGTAGTACTCATTTCGCTGTTCAGTAAACTCTACTGGGGTTTTGCAAAGCAACAAACCGCCCACTTCAACGCTGTCTGGGAACTTTGCGTTGCCGCTAGAACCAAACATACGAATCTCAGGGTGGTCAGAAGCCCTAACGGGTTCCCAGCCTTCGCGTAGTTTTCCAGAAATATTAGTGGCGTCGTCTTTGCCTAACGAAGCAATTCGGATCCAGCGAAACGCATAACCCGGTTCCGGATTGGGATCGGGTAGAAGTTGAGGGGGCATCCAATGTTTTGGGCGCTCCATCTTCTCGCGGGTATCGAGCTCTCGTGCTAAACGTGTTGACTTTTCCATTTTATTTCCTTAACTGTTCTTCCGCAACCTTACGTGCATAGAGATCCAAAGGAACTCCAAGCCGCTTGGCGATATTCACCTGTGTCTGCGTAAGCACGATCTTTTTAGGCGCTGTGCTACGGGTTGCAGGTGCAACGTTTGATCTTTTCGGCGAAGTTGGCGCATTCACCGGTTTCTCAGACTCAAACTGATCTGGGAAAACTTGTCTAACTCGAGAATTTAACTTCTCGTAATACTCGTTGGACTGAGGATCAACTCCAGATTTAACTAGCTTGGTGTGGAGTCCAAGTGCAAAGCTAGTCATCTCATCATCAGAACCAAACCACTTATTTTCTGATTGCCACGCCATAGCTTTGTGGTCTACTGGTGGCTGTTTTGTAACTTGTTGGGGTATTTGTACCTCAGTTTTTGGCTGTTGTAAAGGGGCAGGTTTAAAATTATTTACGCGCTCCATCTTAGATTTAGCGGCAATTAATGCTTCCTGAGCATCTACAACGGCGTCTGAGTCACCTGCTTCATAGGCTTCTTTGTATCTAGCTTTGGCCTTTTCGACCTCATTACTAACTACTCGTTTAGCCTGTTCTAGCAGAGCTTGCTGGTTGGTATTCAAAGAGCCTTTGAGCTTTTTGTTTTCCTCAACCACAGCGTGTGCAATACGTAGAGCTTCTTCTCTTTCCCGCTCTGCTGATTCTTTAGCACGGCGTTCTTCGTGATAGCCCTTTGTAAAATGCTGGATGCGCTTGCGCACACCTTCATCGTACTTAGTAAGTTCATCCTCGGCAAAATCCTTGGGGGGATCTTCCATGGGTCTACGCCCACGGTCTTGCGCGGGGGTATCGTCTATTACCTCGACTTCCGTCTCGCCTTCAATCTCATACTCAATTTTTTCTTCGCTGTCGGCTTTGACTTCTTTCTCGTCGGGGAATTTAAATTCGTCATCTTTGGCCATGGTTTACTCCTTAGTTGGGACGTTGAATGCCACGGGGGTCTTGTACGACCGCCTGAATAGAGTCATCATTAATGAGTCTCCACTCTGTACCGTGAATCTTCATGCGGGTTCCCGTGTTAGGACGTACTAACACAAAGTCACCAACTTTACAGCTTGGGCCAGATGGAAATCTGGTAGCGTCTTTAAACGCATCGGGGCCAATCTTGGCCACAAACAACACGGGGGAAAGTAGCTCCTCGTGATACATAGCAGTAGCAGACTTCAAAATCCCAGTCTCGCTAAACTCCTCTTCGGCCTTGGGCAACATACACAGAATATGGTATGTGGCCGGATCAGGCACTTGTTTGGCTTTTTCTTCAGCAGATACATTGAGTACCGCCGATAAATCTACCGCACTAACATCAAATTCAGTCATCTTCAGAGTCCTTTAATTTACGCACGAGGTCACCTATTTCATACTGCGCAGTCTGGAGACCTCGGATAAAACCGCACAGTTCTTTGTAGTGATCGTAGGATTTCGCGCTACCATCACACAAAACTTCAGCTTGACTCTTACGATGCTCTTCAAGTTTAGAGGAGAGCAAATCTAGGATTCTTCTGTCCATTGTTATCCTTTACCGGGAGTTGTAGGGGGCTGCTGGGCTTGCTGTTTTGCCTGCATCATTTTCTGCAACATATCCATTTTGTGTTGCTGGTCAGACTGACCTACGCTCTGCCCATGCACTTGTTGCTGTTGAGCCATCTGTTGCTGGGCTTGCTGCGCCTGAATCTGTTGCTGCTGTTGCTGATTTGCAACTTCTAGGGCGTGTAACTCCTGCGCCTGCATAAGCTCTTGCTGCATACGAGCCGCTGCCATGTTTGGATCTTCACCCATCTTGGCTGCGCCCTCGCGTGCTTTGAGTCCAAGCTCTTCCGCTTTAAGCTGCAAGTCGCCACGTACTTTGAGCTCTTTGGTCTTGGCATCTTGTGCCTTGATCTGGAGTTCTGCTTGCTGCATTTGCACGAGCGGGTCTTGCTGCATTTGCTGAGCCTGAGCTTGTTGAGCCTGAGCCATGTTTGCATTGAGAAGCTGAGCGGATGCTTGCGCAACCAATTGAGATAGCTGCACTTCCACCTGCTCTGGCAACTGCTCTCCGGGTGGAGGGAGCGGCACGCCCATCTGCTCTTCGATCTTGCGGCGATATGCAAACGCTAAGTGTTCTGCAATGTGCGCTTGGATGGCGGCCATCATCTGCTGAGCCATGGGGTTCTGACCCATCTG